AACCAATTCCACCCCAGTCAATCCCGGATAGGTACGAGTAGGCATACGAAAACGCAGCAATCAGGCTACCAACGACAGCGACCAACGCAATAATTGGGACAATAACCACGCCACCGATCGCCGCGGCAAGCGCGACGAATGTAGCGATTACAGCCGCAATGACAACGACGATTCCGCCGATTACCACTTTAGCCGCTAGGATTCCGGCAGAGATCATGTCAAGGCCCGAGATTGGCTTCCCGTCTCCGAATGCTTCGCTAAGAGCGTCTCCTACTTGCTTGACAGCTATTGCTGTTAGCAGCGCCATGATCACGATCTCTTTGAAGAAGGCTTTGAAAAATGGACCTCCCTTCGATAGCGAATCGAAAAGAGGGTTCATCATGTTTTCAAAAATAGCCTTCAGCGCCTTCCCTGTTGACGTGTTTTGATCGAGTAGATCCAGGACAGTCTTCAGTGCTTTTTCTGCCCCCTCCACGCGTACTCCAGCAAACAGTGCAGACCAATTCTCTTTGGCCTTCAACATCTGAGTCTCGAGAGGAAGGAGAGCTTGACGAGCCCTTTCGCTGCCTAGTTTGGTATCTTTGCCCAACCCAGCAGCAGCCATAGCCGCGGCGATAGTCGCTTTTTCAAGCTCCTTTCCTCTCAGCCCTGCTTTGTATTGCTCTTGCGCAAACTTCGCAATGTCGGCTGTGCTATTGGGCAATTGAGTCGAGAGCTTGCTCACCATGCTCTCTAGCTCTTTGATCCCTGCAGTATTGGCAACAGAGCCAAAAGCGAGCCGTTGCTTCAATCCTGCGTCAGCCGCAGCAATTGAAAACTTCATCATCTCGATAGTAACGGAGACTATTGCCGCGCCGAGTGCCACCAACGCAACAGTTGCGGCAATAAATACGGCGGCAGGGCCGCCTGCTTTGAGCATTTGGAACCGCTCAAATAGGCCGCCCATTGGACCAAGGCCGCCCTTGGCCGTGTCCATGAATCCTTTTAGCGCATCGTCTCCTTCTGCCAATTCCTCAGTAGGCGGTTTGATGTTTTTGAAGGATCCACCCAGTTTGATGAATTCCGCATTGCTTGCTGAGATTTTCGACTTCTGAGCGGCAATCTGTTCGCCGAGAGTTTTGATAGATTCGGCGCCTTCGGTCGTATTAGACTGCAACGAGCGCATTGCTTGTTGCATTGCACGCAGCTCTGCGACGTCGCTCTGGATTGTAGACTTGAGCGTCTCGAGAGATGACGCCATCGATTCCGCAGGGCCAGACGCTTGATCTTGTAGAGTAAAACTAACGGAAGCGTTCCCTGCTGCCATGGCGCACCTATTCCGGCTTCGATAGCCCTTTAGCAATCGCCTTGATTGCCGCTTTTGCATCTACGAGCTGATAAGCACCAACAACAGCTCGTAGATACCATTCGTCCGAATCGTTCGGACTCAACAAATCAACAATGCATTGTGCTGCTAGAACTGGCGCTTTTTCTGACCGCTCTATCAGCTCCTCGATTTTTTTGCGACAACCCTCGCATTCGCCTCGCCAAGTTCTTTAGCCGCCGTCGTGGCCTTGAATAGTAAATCGCACTTGCACTGCGTGGTAACCAGGTCAACAAACTTTGCCTTGTCCGGGTAGACCACCAGACCAACTACGAACTTCTCGCAGACCGCGGATGTGATCTTGTCCTGGTCTTGCAGTTGTCGGTAGGCAAGGTGGGTAGGTCGCTTCACAACCACCATCCCAAGGCCGTCGTCATACTCAACGCGGGCAAGCTCAAGGTTTGGGTTCTCCGCCTTGAGCTTCTCAAAGAGAGCGTTGTTTGCCTTCTTCGCCCGAAGGATCTCGAGTTGGAGTTGCTTGGAGGGTAGCTCCTCTTCCGCCGTCAGAGCAGCTTCCTGCTCGTCGAGTTCCGCCTGTGCTTGCGCAATTTCAAGCGCCAGCTTTTCGACAGCAGAGAGTTCCTGTTCTTTCTCTTGCGGGTATTCCGGGTTGATACCTACCATCTCGTTCATAGTGTCTCCTCCGAACTGTCCCAAACGGTGACGAGCGTTCCGTCGATGTCCGCAACTGCGTACTCGAAATCGAGCTCAATATTCGACGTCAGCGCGCCGGAATCATCCTTGTGTGCATCGGTTGCCGAGACAAACCCGACGTTCGAAAACTCGACCAGGACAGGAATGTCGTCTGCGCTGGTATATTGGATCGTTAGGCTCTTGATGTTAGCAAGCGCTAAAGACCTTCCGTCAGATGCCTTCCCGGCCATCCACTTCTTGAATTCAGCAGCCGAACCGACCAAACAGCCGAACTTGAGCTTCCCAGGAATGTACTTTCCCTTGCTCTTGCCGATTGGTTTCCGGTGCTTTGCGGAGCCATAAATCAGAGTCTTTTCTAGCTTCTCGTCATAGTCGATTGACTGGTACTTGTTGAAAAGCTCCCCATCCGCTCTTACCTCTGTCTGGCCCCAAGAGTGGTAGGTGTTGTTGATGCGTACGGTATCGATCACAGCGCACCTCGTGCCGGGTTGACGAAGCCAATTGTTACGCCAAAATTGTTGGGGTAGGCGAGCGGGACAAGCCTCACAGTCACATGGCAAACTGCGCCGATAGCGAGAAGGTTGTCCGTTCTGGATACCGCAAAAGAATAATCTGATGCGTCAGGGCCATTGCTTACAACGTCTCGAATCGAGGCCATCCCGCCTTTCTCGATGTCCTTGGCTTCTGACTTCTTGACGAACCCAGTTTTGCTGTCGACTTGAAGCGGACTTCTTAGACGATCAACCAAGTATACTTGAACCGAATCAGCCACCCGGTTGATTACAGAACGGTATTGCCACAGGTAATAGTCGGATCCATTTGGACAGAAGATCCTAGGCTTTTCAAAGTAGGTTCCGCTCTTGCCCTCTATCGTTCGACAGGTAACGTAGTGAAGCTCGTCAAGGCCTGGGTTTTCGAACTCGTTGTGCTCAACAAGAGCCCCATTCCTGTCAAAAAGAGTCACGTCAGGGATGGGTCCCAGTTTTGGTTCGGCGAGGTCAGTTCGAGTTGGGCGAGACTCCGCCGCCGCTCGTTTGCTGAACGCAAGAGCGATGGGGGCTCGGAACTTCCCAGCTTTTGCCCGGCTTGTCATGCGGCCATACCCGGCACAAACGGCAAGGTAGATCGATGTCGCATTTGTTCGGATTGTGGCTAGTGCTGTTTGCCATTGGGCTTCCGTTTCGCCAATGTTTGGCCCACGGACGAACACGACCCCCTTCTTGTGCTTCTTCCTCGACCAAAGGTCTGCTATGTAGTTGTCCCATACCGTGATCCCGGCTGCGTCCTGTACAGTCGCAACGTGGAAGGCATCCCACTGGTGATGGGTCTGACGAAGGGCAAGTTGAGCCGCGGCCGCTGAGGTCGCATCTTCCTTGGGTGCCACTGTTCTGGTCTTGGCTACTGCGCCGGCGAGGATTGTCCCGGCTGCAAAATCGAATTGAACGCCTCCGGTCTCCGGAACGGTAAACGTGTTAGCAGTTCCGAGGGCAGTGTCTTGGCTCCAAGAGTAGCCGCCGTCTTTTGAATACTGCAGAACAATCCCGGCTGTCCCAACTGTCCCGCCGGTTATTGCCTTGATTATGATGTCGTATTCAAAGTCCGCTTTCGCCCCGGTGTGGATCGTCGCAACGCTGGTACCAAGCCAACCAGCAGCGTCGATGGTCCCACAACTGCCATCAGTAACGGTGTCCATTCGGACGCAAATCACAGGCTTCCCGCCTGCAAGATAGTAAGCGTGTTCGACTAATGGCCCGGAGCCGAAATAGTTGATAATGTCCTGCGGGTTGACAAAAGCGATCGGATAGTTTGGAGTCCCGGACGTAGCTGTCCCAAGGACTGCGAACACGTCCCCGACGCTGTCCCCGGACACGCCTAGCGCGCCGTCTACCTGGTCAATGTCCACGCTTTGTAAAGTCATCGATACCTCACGGCCCCGGAGGGGCGTCTAATTCGTATGTGGTTTCGGAGTCAGACACCGCCGCCACTGGGGTCGGTAGATCGTAAATCTGTTCGTTGAGCGTGAGCACAATTGCCCATTCTGTTCCCAAGACACGCTCTGTGCTTTTGGCTACGTCGGTAGCCTGTCCAAGTGAAAATGAGCCATGCGCAGCGCGGAACACAGCAGCAACGACGCGCCGTTGTAATGCAGTTATAGCTTCATATTGGGCCAATTCGTCGTTAGGCTTGGCAAGATCTACCGCCCAAATAAACAACGTCGCAGACGGAAGAAACGAGGCTACCGTCTTGGGGTTTCCAGTAGGGAACCTTGGAGGGGCAAACGAACCTACCGTGCTTCCGTTTCGAGGCTCAACTACTACTCGGTTGGCTCTACCTACGCCCTGATTGATCTGTTTTGCGGACTCACGCTTTCCGAAGACAACGGCGGTACCTTCCCCGTCCGCCGCAAATTCGGCAACGATTGATTCGTAGACTCTGCCAAGGGAAGACTCCGCACTCATTTCTTTTTCTTCCCGTGTGGTCCAGGTCGGGTAAGCCACTCTTCGCCCATTGAAACAAGACCCAGACGGATAGCGTTGCCGAGTTGTGTGGGCAGACCACCTTCCGGGAGCAAGGTCCGTTTAGGCGAGCCTGCCCCGTAATTGTGGAAGACGTACTGGTCGCTAATTGACACGACGATAGAGTTTCCAATCGCTGAGACACGAACGTTTGCCGCAGCGTTTTTCAGCGGTTGACGCCCGTCTTTGGTTAGCGGCCATGCGTCGCCGTAAGGACTCTGCCCCTTGCTGTAGTTGTCTACCAATTGCTGCTTGACCACCGGAGCAAGCTCTTCCGCCGCAGCCTCAACGAGACCATTGATCGACCGTAGGTTGTCGATCCAAGTCTGCATAGTGTCGAGGCCGGACAGGTTCATTGCCAGTCCTCCGCGTTCTCGCGTTGGCGATCCATCCAGACATACGGGGAGGTTTCCGAGTAGCCCAGAGGGCCACCGACGGACACGGCGGACGACGCGGTAGAATCTTGTCTAACTGGCAAATCGATTAGCCCGTCTTTTGAGTTCGCGGCTTCTTTTAGCCATTCGTCCGCATCTTTGGCGTCTTGTTGAATTGCTTGATCCATTGCGCCGTTGGGGTTGAACCCCCGTTTCATCCACAGCCGGTAGGCGGTAAGACGAGCGCAGATCGAGACAAGCGCTTGAGGAAAAGGATCTACAAAAGGCGCGGCATACCGCTTAGATAGTCGGGCGTCCATTTGCCCAGATACAGACACAAGGTTCGCCGCGACTACCCCGGGGTACAGAGTCTCAAGAGCGTCAATATCCTCAGCAGGCATTGAGCCAAGCATTTTCAGCTGAGCAATGGTGCAATACTGGGACATTGACGTCTTCTCCTTACGCGCCCGCCTTGCACTTGAAGAGCAAGAACGGATGGCCGTAGCCCACCACGTTTCGGCCGTGGCAATGCCATTCCAGCTCCCGGATCCGGTCAAGCTTCGCGTCTTGTCCGTCACCGCCGCCTGCACCTGTGTAGTAGGTGATGCTGTAAGGCTCGCGATTGACGTACACGAGAGCTCCCAACTGACTACTCGACACCTGCTTAGCAAGTACGTAGTAGTTGCTTTCGTCCGCTGTCCCAGCCATTTCATCAATCTGAATAGGCTTTGCAAATCCAAGGGACTTGATCAATGCCTCAACGTCAGCGCCACCGCCGCCCGTTGCAGCCGCTTGCGCAATTGTCTTTGCATTGGACAACTGAACCATGCGCGGGAAGAGCTTCGGCGAACCAAACCACGCCAGCGGGCGAAGATAACGCGGGTCAACACCATTAGGCATTTTGATCCCGCTGATTGCCGCATAGACAGAACCGAGGTTCTTGAGTGCGACATCAAGCGTCACGGTGTCGGAGATGTCGACGTTGGCAATCAGGTTCGAATAGGTCGCGTCTCCGCCGTTGGGGTTGCACGGGTGGTCCGTCGCAAAAAATGCTTTGCCGTCATAGCCTTTGGCCGTGGTCCCGTTTGCAAGAGCCTGGTAGGCAAGCTTTTGCGGGTAATAAGCCATATAGGCGCCAATATCCGCCGACCATTGCGAGGCAACCTGAATTCCATTCCCGTCGAGGTCTTCGATCTCGTTCTTGCGGATTACGAGACCCGTACCACTGTCGACGCTTTCAAATTCAGACTGGGCAGACACCATGTCTTCAAAACGCTGCGATCCACCCTTCCCGAGTGGAACGATCTGCGCAGTGGACACAAGCCACGCCACAAGCTCACGTTTCGTCTTGGACGGGCGTTCTTTTACGATCTCTTGGTACCAAAGGTTCTCACTAAGCCGGTTGTATTCCGTCTCGGTGATGAGCTGCATATTTGACTCGAAGTCCGCGAGCCATTGGGGAGTGATGATAGGCATCTTTTCAAACCTTCCTTACGGGCTCACGATGGCGCCAGCTACGGCCCACCCGGTACCGTCAAACACAAGGGTAACGCCGTGAATTTTCGACGCGGTTAGAGCAGCCGAAATGTTGGTTGTCCCGGAACGGTACTGGACGGTGTGTCCGTTTACCGTCCCGTCTGCGGTAAAGCACACCGTGTCTCCGCGTACTGCTCCGGTTGTACCGAGGGAGATCGTGGAGTTTGCTGCGGTAGTTGGAACGAGGTAATGCAGACCTCGACCAGGTCGCGCAATTGCGCAGTCTCCTGCTGTAAAAGTGATAGCAGGAGCGGGCAAATACGAGGGGCCTATCTGTACTACCGTAGCGAGTTCAACGAGGACACCATCGGTAGCGGACACGCCCCAGATTGTCCCAGCTAAGGGGCCAGCGGTGGGAAGAATCGAGACCGTCTGATTGTCGACAAAGTAGCAAGACTTGCCAATGTCCGCCGTCGTACAGGCGCCGGTGGAGCCGCTGTTGACAAATCGGACGGCCTCGACCTCTCGGGACAGCTTGACGTTGATCTTCAGATCCCCAGCTGAACCGCCAGAATTGTCAACGGTCTCAGCAGCAATGCCGACAGCGAGAAGGCTTCCCGCTGTCGATTCATTGGTGAGGTAGCCAGTGGCAAGATCAATCGCAACGGCTGCGCCTTTCATGATCTTTACCGCGGCCATTGCGAAAGTGAGATACCCGAGGGTCTCGCGGATAAGCGCGCGCCCCTTTCCAGTCGTGGCAATAGCGGTCATTTTGCCTCCGTTGCGCGCGGAACGCGAACGCCGAACACCATGGTATTTCCGACCTTCTTGCAAGCTCGGACGGTTTCAACGAGGCCCATTTGGACCTTGAGATCCGCTGCTTCGTCAGCAGGCAAAGCGCTATCTGCTTCGCTTGTTTGCCCAACGCCACGTGTTGCCTGGACGCTTACGACAGCGGCAAGGTTTGCGCTCTTGGGAAGGTTCTCGACAGACCAACGGACTACGTCGAGACTCGCATTTTCGAGCCCTTTCAGAACGGCGGGGCCGAAGTCTTTACGAGAGGCGAGCAAGCGCGTTCGCGCTTCGGCGTCCGCCTTCTCTTTCTTCGCTTTGAGCTCTGCTTCTTTGTACGCAAGTAGCTCGGACTCGACGGTGTGCAAGCGGGACAAGCTAGCCGTTACGGCTTCTGTCTTCTTGCCTTCGTCGCCGTCAGGCTCCTTGGCCGCCGGAGGGGGAGGTTCAGTCGCCTTGACCGGTTCGGCCTTGGCGGGCTCAGCAGAAGCGGGAGGTGCCGCGGCTGCTACTGGTGTTTGCGCTTTTGCAATTAGCTCCTGCAAAGCCACAAGGAATACACTAAATTCCATTCGTTGCTCCTGTGCGCCGCTGGCTGCAGGCGCGTCCAATCCCCGATTTGCAAACACGGTTGCGTGATGCGTTGCCGGGTTGTTTGTGAGAGAAGTATTCATGTAAGAGACCGGTTCTAGAGTCTCTTTCGATATGTCAAATGCTGGTGAAAACGAGATCCATTCGGGAACTTCTTGGCGGAGTCCGGCTGCCGCAAACTCTGTCCACCGACAATCTGCCGCCCAAAGCTCTGGTTGTTCTGCTGTCCCCCGGGCCTGCAGGAGATGTGTCCCCATTCCGCGCCGAGCTTCGGGTGGCGCATAAGGTGAGAGGGACATATGGTCGACGTCAAACGAATACCGATTCCCTCGTGTTACCTGCTCTTGTAGAAGAATTGCGCAAGCGCGAGCGGTGAAGTTGACGTCAATGACCTTGCCGTCTTTGTCAGTCGGGTTGACCCCAAACTTCCAAATACGAAACGCTACTGGCAGTCCATCTACCTTCTCGCATGTCGCGGGGTCGAAGGACATCGAAGCTCGCATCTTGATGACGCTCATTGGCTATGCCTCCAAGCGACGCCCCAAAGTTGGTTGCCTTCGCTGTCCTTGAGAGGCTGTCCGGCTTCGTCTTTGACCAGCTCTCGAACTCGCTCGACCTTGCAGAGTCGACAACGGTTCGATGAGCCATGCTGACACTTTTCGATCTTGTGTTCCGTCATCTCTTCCGCAAGTCGCTTCGAATCCTCGTCGGTGAGTGGTTCGTTTGAGACCTCGCTTGCTTGCACTGGGGCAGCAGGATCGGCGGAGGGAGGGACCGACCCAGCCACCCCAGCGGGAGCAAGAGAGGTGTTGACCTCGACGTCTAAGCCTAACGATCGAACAACGTTGGCTATGCTGTCAGGTGTAGGTTTGAGACCGCTTGCATTGGCCAGTGAAATGGCCTGGGTCAGTTTATCAAGGTCAATATCCGAGACCCTGATCTTGTCGGTTGGCAGGGCAGCGTCTGGAATGCCATCACCGTCGATATCCCCAAGGACAGGGACGCCGAAACGATTGCATATCTCGACGATATCGACGTCTCGATCGTACTTGCGAAGCTGGTCCCGAAGCACGCCAATCGCATTGGCGACGGTGACCAGTGTTTGAGCTTCCGCGTTGCGGTCCTTCGCAGGCTCGACGTCCCACTCGACGATAGCGCGTTCGTTGAGTCTGTCCGCCCCCCAACGATTCACGACCCAAGGCGGGATGATTTGGGTGTTGATCGTGTACGCCAAGCTATCGGCAATTGACTTGATGATGTCGCTGCGGATCGACTTGTGAATATCCGCATTAGCGAACCCAGCGCCGCCGGTTGTTGTCACAATCTGCCCAGCAATTGCGATCATGATTTCGTTGTCGCAAGTGGCTATTTCCTGCTGGAAACAATCGAAGCCTACGCCGTTGGATTCGATCAGCTTTACTTCCCAGCCAACAGGCAACTCAAATACAGTGTTCGTGCCCCAAGCGATTAGGCGCTGAAGGAACCCAGCTCGTTGTGGTTCAGTCGCGCCAGGAGGAGCAACGGCGGCGCGGGCAGGGTTTGCGAGTTTTGCGGAGTAGTTAGACCGATGCTGCATTGCGTGGTCTTTGTTGATCCACGCTCGGCCAAGGGCAGGCAGCAGACCATTCTGCCACGGTGTATTTCGGCCACCGGGTAGATGCAGAACCCAACGCCCGTCGCCTGGAGTGATTGGGATGGGACCGGCCAAGCTGCGGAAGTACCAGCGCCCCTCATTCCAACGGTATTGCAGGAACTCTGCATCGAGTCGCTGAAGAACGGGGAAATCTCTTCCTTCGACCGGGAGCATCTCACCGACGCCGGCCCCCATAACCAAACCGTCAGCGGCCAACAGTGCAAGCTCAGCGGGTGGCATCATCTCGTCGAAAGTCGACGCCGTACCGTTGCGTGGTTCGAGCTGTGAGACCTGCTCAGGAGAGCCGTAGAAGCGGTTTGGTAGGCGGACTAGGCCGTTGGTGCAAGTCGACAGCAAGCCCGACACAACGCCGTC